TGAATACAAGACGCAGAAACGAAAGCCGGGTAAAACAGGATGTAAGGATAAAGACCTCATTGGTATCCCGTGGATGCTGGCCTTTGCCCTTCGTTCTGATGGTTGGTATCTGCGGCAGGACATCATCTGGCATAAGCCGAACCCCATGCCCGAGAGCGTTACCGACCGTTGCACGAAATCGCATGAATACATTTTTCTGCTTACTAAATCTCCTAAATACTTTTTTGATGCCGAGGCTATTAAAGAAAAGGCAATTACTAATGGTGATCGTCCAACCCTCGAAGAAAGATACGCCAAAGGTGAACCAAAGAGGCATGGCCTTGATGGAGCAGGGGCGTGTAAGGCTGGTGGTTGGGGTGTTGATGATGATGGAATGAAGAATAAGAGGTCAGTATGGAAAGTTCCTGTTGGTGGATATAGGGAAGCCCATTTTGCAACATTTCCTACCGCACTTATCCTTCCTTGCATCTTGGCTGGCTGTCCAGAAGGCGGAGTTGTTTTGGATCCATTTGGAGGTTCTGGTACAACAGCACAGGTTGCAATCGAGAACCGCCGTGAAGCCATCCTCTGCGAATTGAACCCAGAGTATGTAAAGATTATCGACAAGCGTCTATCGGTCATTCAGGTTAACCTTATCTAAAGGCCACCATGACCATCCAAGACCGCATCACGGGTGCGAGGGCTTACCTCGCTAAACTTCCTCCCGCCAACTCTGGTGCCGGAGGACACCCAGCCACCTACCGCGCCGCCAGCATCCTCGCCAACGGTTTTGACCTTGGCTACGAGGACGCTTGGATGCTTCTCAACGAGTGGAACAAGTCCCATTGCTCTCCGGCGTGGGGCGAGAAGGAACTACGCCACAAACTGAACGATGCCTTCGTCAAGCCGCATGAGAAGCCGAAGGGCTGGCTCACCGCCGGGAAGGAACGCAAGGTGGGTGCCAACGGTCGCTTCGTGTTCGACCCCGCCGTGGTTGCCCAGATGGTTGATGCCCAGACCCCATACTCGACCGCCGATGTCCTGCTAAACTGCTTCAAGGACGAGGATGTGATCTGCATCACCAACGAGGCTGGGCAGACCGAGGACGGCAAGTGGTTCCCAGCCTCCAAGGGCATTTTTATCACCCGCGCCGAGTGGCTGACCAAGTTCTTCGGCCCGGGCGCGCCCCGTGGTAAGCATTTTGCCGAGTCGGAGCAGGGTGCTTGGATACGCATCAACCCTTTCACCAAGGATGACTTCAGCGGCACCGACTCATCTGTGGCCTCATACCGCCATGTGCTGGTCGAGTTCGATAAGAAGTCCAAGGACGAGCAGTTGTCCATCTTCCACCAGTCCAACCTGCCCATCAGCCTTCTGGTGGACTCCGGCGGCAAGTCCGTCCACGCTTGGGTGCGGGTGGATGCCGCCGACAAGACCCAATGGGAGGAACGCCGGAATACCATCTACGAATACCTAGCCGACCATGAACCCGACCCGCAGAACAAAAACCCGTCCCGCTGGAGCCGCCTCGGTGGAGTCAAGCGTGGCGAAAACGAACAACGCATCCTCGCCTTCAATGTCGGGGCTGATGACTGGGGTGCCTTCATCGCTTGGCGCGAAGGGCAAGATACTCCCGATGAAATCCGTACAGACACGCTTGAGGCGTACGACACGCAAAACGACCCGAACCATGTCATTGGTCATGGTCGGTACCTTTGCCGAGGTGGAAGCCTTCTTGTTACAGGCCAGTCTGGAATTGGAAAGTCATCATTCGTCATGCAAATGGCAACTTCGTGGGCGGTCGGACGGGAGTTGTTCGGCATCCCTGTCATCCGACCTCTCCGCATCGGCGTGGTGCAAGCGGAGTGCGATATGGGCGACCTTGCGGAAGCATTTCAAGGCGTGTCGAGTGGGATGATGCTGACGGGGGCGGAGCGTGCGCTGTGCCGGGAGAACCTGCGGTTCTTCACGGAGGCCAGTAAGACGGGCAAGGACTTTGTTGACCTGTGCCGCAAGATTATTGTTCGGCTGAAACTTGATGTGCTGGTGGCAGACCCGTTGCTTTCGTATGTGGGTGGCGATCTATCCAAGCAGGATGTCTGTTCCCACTTCCTGCGTAACCTCGTCCAGCCCGTGTTGCAGGAGACGGGGTGCATCATGGTGTTCATCCACCATGAGGGTAAGCCGAAGCCCAAGGAGACCACCGATGAGCAGACCATCAGCGATATGGCATACAGCGGCCTTGGGAGTTCAGAACTTGTGAACTGGGCGAGGGCCATCATCAGCGTCCGGCGTGAGTCCAAGGACAAGCCCATCTTCTCGTTCAACTTGACCAAGCGCGGCAAGTTGGCGGGGATGCGTACGGTGGACGGAAAGCCCACTCTGTCCATCAAGTTGAAACACGCCGACCACAAGGTGCTGTGGGAGGTCGCACCGATGGTCGAGGGATTTGAACTGCTCAAGGTAGGCCAGCAGTACCAGCACTTCTCGTCCAAGCCCACGATCAGCCGCAAGGCTCTGCTGGACGAACTGACTAGGGACTACACCCTACAACTTGACCAAGCGGAGGCTCTCATCAAGGCGATGGTGACCAACGGCATTATCAAGCCGAAGAAGATTGGCCCCGCGCTGTTCTACCAAGGCACCAAAGCCGAGTAATCGACATATGCCTGTCGATATGCCGACTGGCTTATTTGTCTTGGCTCTTGAAGATACGCACCAGCACCGCCCCAAGAACTCCGAAGCACCCGATGGTCAAAGCCCAGCCTAGGTCACGGATGGTCTGCAAGGCGATGGTGGCGGTGGACAGTTGACGCTCTAGGTTGGCATCGTCCGACTTCAACTGCTTGCCGCCGTCCACGATAATTAGAGCCATAGTCTTGGAGTTTCCAAAGGCGGACAGTACCATTTCGCAAATCCAAGCCGATCCGAAGGCGGACAACCCGGCGGCAACCGTGAGGATGGTGACCGCCCAGAGGAGGTTGGTATCAACGCTTCTTTTTAGTGGGTCGTTTTCCATTGTGTTTCTTAATGTTGATGCCAGCCGATTTCTCGACCTTTTTTAGTTCGCCCGCCAGCCGCGCTTTGACGGCAGACTCCGCCCAAGCAATAATCTGTAAGGCCATGTAGCCGGACAGACCATTCAAGGCCCAGAGCATTTTCTTGTTCTGGATGTATTCTTCTAGGGCGAAGCCGGACAAGACTGCCACCGCCATCGCTGCAAAGAGGTTGGCTAGTACCTTGCCGACCTTCAGTTTCTCGTCCGTGAGGATAATCTTCACCGCCATGCCCATCATGCCGAGGAGTCCGGCGATGCCCGCCTGCTTGATCTCGGGGCTGATGTCGTCAGGGCCGAGCGTTGCGGGAGGGGGGGGACTCATTTGCGGCGGTAGCCTTGGTGCCAGAGGTTGTCAGCGATAAGGGTGGCGGCGCGGGCTACCTCCCCCTCGGGCATATTGGGGCAGGCCACATGGAGGAACTCATGAACCATAGTATCAATCATCTCGTCCTCGGGCTGGCGGGGGTCGATGCTGATCACCCCCGTCTTGATGTCCAACTCCCCGAAGTTGGTGGAATTGCGAGTCGTAGGGGGGTTATCCCCTAGTTCCTCGAATATAACCTTAACGAAGCGGGTCTTTGGCATCGGGAAAGTTGTCAGGAGGGGTCGTAGGGGTCGTTGCAGTCTTAAAGGCATACCAACCCCCCAGCACAACGCAAACCCCGCCCAGAGAGGCAAGGGATGGCAGGAACCACGGGGTTTCAACTAGGGAGGGGTAAGCCAGCAGGCAAGCCGACCCAGCGGCGGCGGCAATACCACCCAAGACCTGCCGGAGCCAAAAGAGGGCTACGGCGGCTAGGGCTAGGCAGGCACCGATGCCCGCGCAAGTCCAAGTCACGATGTCCTTCTTCGCTTGGGCGATGTCCGCCTTGAGGCAGGTGATCTGCTTATTGGCGTTGTCGATGGCGGCTTTGTTAGCCTTGGCTTCGATTTCAGCCTTCGCCCAGTTGGAGTCGATGACGGCTAGGAGTTTGCGACCTGCATCCTCGGCGCGCTTGTATTCGGCGGGGTCAGACCGAGCGACCCGGCTACGCACATAGTCGATGTGGGTCTGGTCGGGCTTGGGGAGGTAGGATGCGGCTACACCCAGTTCGGCTTTGACGATGGCTGGCTTCTCGGCGTTCTCGGAGGCCACGGCGATGCTGGCGGCTACGCGCTGGTCGCTCTTGTCAATTTGGTTGCCGAGGGTGCCGAGTTCGGCTGTCGGGGTGCCAGTCCCTAGGGTGTCGGTGGCGGTCTGACACCCGGTAATGGCGAACAAGCACAATACCAAAATCAGACGCATCGTAATTTGGTTACTTGCCCTTGAGCGCGTCCAGCAACTTCTTTCCTTCGGCTTCCTTGGACTGGAGTTTGACGGCGTTGTTCCGGTAGAGCAGGGCACCACCAACGGCGCCGCAGATGAAGCAAAAGGCACAGGAGCAGAGATAGAGGGCCATAGGGTTAAGCGTAAAACCAAGTGTTGGCGTCCACTTTGACCAAAGTTGCAACAAGAGTGCCAAGGGTGCTTCCGGCCCCGTTATTGATGTAGGGATACCCGGAGCCGTATTCTGAAGCGATGCCATTGTAGGGATCGCTTGTGACAATCAGGATGGTCGTTCCGATTGGGAAGTTGTAGGTCGAGTCTTGAGGGACAACAATAGCAGCAAAGGTTCCGCCGTAGATGTTGACGATGTTGTTCGCGTCCCCTGCGACCAAGGTGTAAGGATAGGAAGTCGGGGTGTTGACCGTCTTGACGGGGACGCTGGTCAAAAAGCCGGAGGGATTTCCGGAAAGGGGGTAAGCGTTGGCCCCAACATAGGTCGAGACATCACCAGCCGTCTGATAACCAAGCCCGGTGACATAGGTCACAAGGTCGCTCTGGTCAGTCACCGTCCCGGTGATAGCACCCCAAGCGACCGACCCACCAGAACCAGCCACATCCCACGCACCATTTTTTCGGTTGTAAGAAAATCCGTCACTAGGGGCATCGGTCAGATAACCAAGCCCCGTCACATAGGTCGAGACATCGGTCGAGGTCTGGAAGCCAGACGGGTTCGTGTTCGGATAGCCAGCCGTGGTCTGCACCGTTGCATCGGGGAAGGTGATGCCTGTCGGGTTGATGTGCAGGTTGCCACTAGAGTCGTAAGTGTTGAGGCCGTTGTATTCGACCGTGGTGCCTTGCGCGTGGTCGCTTGTCAGTTGCACACCAAGGCCCCAGCCAGCCATTTCACTATCATGATTGGAGGTGTCAGCAATCGTGATAGGATTTGCAACTGATCCACCCGTGAAGGTCGCACCCGGGTCGCCCTGCGGACCCTGCGGGCCAGTATCTCCTTGGATGCCTTGGACACCTTGAATACCTTGGTCACCTTGAATACCTTGGTCACCCTGCGGTCCTTGGATACCCTGCGGTCCCTGCGGTCCCGTATCACCAGTTAGACCAGTTGGGCCTTGAGAACCCGTGGCACCCGTGGCACCAGCAGGACCAACAGCCCCCGTAGCACCCGTGGCACCAGTCGAACCAGTTGCTCCAGTCGCGCCTTGGATGCCTTGAATACCTTGCGCGCCAGTAGGTCCAGCGGGACCAGTCGCACCCGTAGCACCAACGGCTCCCGTGGCTCCCGTGGCACCAGCGGAGCCTTGAGGTCCAGTAGGTCCGGCGGGACCAGTCGCCCCCGTGAGTCCAATCGGACCTTGCGGGCCTTCAATCCCAGCCGCGCCTTCTAGGTTTACCGTCCAAGACGAATAGGTGCCAGAGCCAGTATGGTGTGCCACACTTGCGACCAAAACGCCGCTGACAGCATTGTAGGTGGTTACGGTGGCGTGCATATGGTTGGACCCATCGTAAGCAATGACGATGGGTTGCTGGGTCGTGTAAGCCAGCGCGGTGTCTACCGTTAAGGTCTTGGTGCCGTTGCCAATCAGAAGGCTGGTGGTCGAGGTCGTGGCGTACTTGTCGCCCGTGATGCCTTGGATACCCTGCGGTCCAGTCGGGCCAGTTGGACCCGTGGCACCTTGCGAACCCGTTGGGCCAGCAGACCCCGTTGCTCCAGTCGAACCAGTCGAACCTTGGGGACCAGTTGCCCCCGTATTGCCCGTTTCACCTTGGATGCCTTGCGGACCCTGCGGCCCGGTGGCACCCGTAGCACCAGTCAATCCCGTGTCACCTTGGATGCCTTGAATACCTTGCGTCCCTTGCGCGCCAGTCGGTCCGGCAGGACCAGTATTGCCCACGGGACCAGCGGGACCCACGACACCCTGCGGCCCTTGCTCACCCTGCTCGCCTTGCACACCTTGGATGCCCTGCACGCCTTGCGGACCCTGTGAACCTGTTGGACCAGCGGGACCCGCAATGCCCTGCGGTCCGGGATCACCAACTGGGCCTTCATCGCCTTGAGGAATAGTAAAATCGAAAATGGCGTTTACAGCCGTACCAGAATTGACCACCTCTGCCTCCGTACCCGGTGCGCCCGTGGTCGTGGTGCCGACCTCAATCGTAGCCGCTACGACAGCCAGCGCGGGGTCGATGGTAACCGTGGCAGGAACCACGGGGTTAACATCAATGTTAGCCGACTCCAGAATGGTAAGGGTGATCGCCATTAGGTGTAGATGTTCTTGGTCACATTGTTAAGGATGATGACATTGATAGTCTCGGAGTAGATGGCTACCCCGTTGCTGACGAACAGCATATCCATAAAGCCCATGCCCCAATGCCAGTCCTCCGTGTTAGCGTAAAAAAGCGTAAACTCCGTAGAACTTACCGTGGTAACCGTGAGGGGGTAGTCGTTGCCACGGGAGTCACGGATGGTGGCATACAGGTCGATGCCGTCTAGGTTGACAGGCGCGGCGGGGCTGGACGGTTCGTAGACCCCCCCAATCGAAAGGGTAGACCCCTTGGTGAAACTAAAGGTCGGCGTTGCCATAGGGCTTTGGAATTAGCCGAGCGTCAACCCGCCTGTAACCCCATTAAGGGGGGATGGTACTAGTCATCACCCATTGTAGATTGGTGGGTGAAGTGTCCGTAGTAATGTAGGCAATTGGGTAGACTGTGCTGGAATACACAATGCTTGAAAACAGGTATTCCGTACCGGGGTAGTCCGGGTTAGAAGTCTGGTTGGGAGCGATGTAGTAAGTACCCCCAACCATAGGATCATCAGCCGATGTGAATGTGTAGGTGAAGGTCTGTGGGGTGTTGGTAATCGAGATGATAACAGGAGGGCCGGGTTCAATGTAAGAATAGACCGTTGTGACCATCTGGGCCGTTAAGGTCATCTCAACCCCGCGCCATTGTTTATTGATTACATCATCCTCAATGACCCCTATCAAAAACTTCGGTGTTCGATAATTGAACTCATCCGAACCGATAATTTCTTGGCGTTCGGTGTATCCGTTTGGCTGAATGAAAACATTTCCACCCCACGGGCTACCGCTGGTATCAATCGTGTCTAGGCCATACCCATCCGTAATGTACCCCTTGGCTTCCAGAGGGTAATTTGGGAACGAAACCTCCCTGTTGGTTGCTGGGCTAAAATAACTGTCAGTCGTGACGGAAACCACACCAACTTGAACGGGCGCCCTACCCTTGCTCATCGGGCGGGTAGTCTCAATCATACCCGGTAGAAGAAGTAGGATGCCGTGTACGGCTCCGTGTATTTGTGACGCTCGGCCCAGAGGCTTCCGCTGACCGATTGGTTGACAGCCAAGTCTACCCCGCCGCCAATCTTGGCAGTAGCGGTTACAATCGCCAAGGTGATGTATCCCTCGGTATCCGTGTCCGTGGTCGGATAAGTGTCTACGATAATCTCGGAGTCAGACTTGGGGAATGGTGCTGGCGCGGCATCGGCGTTGCACATAATGGCTACAACATAAGTGCCAACCGAAGTTGGGGCGGTAAGCGGAGTGTAGGTTGGGTCATTCATCAGCGTACCATTGATGAACGGGATGACATTGTTGACCATCCCTGTGACTACACGGATCACCGTCACCCCTTCGACCGTATCTAGGTAAACAGTAAAAGGGGTAGATATTGCGTTAAATACAACCTCCTGCGGAGCGTTAAAAGCGACACCTCCAATAGATGACCTAAACTCAATGCCCTGTGAGAACATTGTACGGTTCTTGTCGATGCCAGCACCCATGCGGTTGAGCGCGCTGGCTGAAAGCATATCGCCTTCACCAAATGAACCATACCCCGATGAATTGAAACCAGAGATTGATTTCACTATTCGGCGGCGATTACGGGGTAGACATCAGTATCCCAACCTCCAAGGCCGGACACGGTTAGATCGGCGGTAACCTTGTAGATGGTGCCATACAATTCTACCGAGCAATTGGTCACCAAGAAGTTCGGCTTAATGCTGGCAAGCCAAGTGACCGAATAGTTCATGCCGCCAGCGTAGCCTCCTTGGTTCTGCGGCTTGCCTAGTTTCTTGTATTCAGCAGGTAGGGCAAACTTTGTGCCGTTAGTAATCCATCCGACATACGATGACAATTCCAACGCCGTATCTACACTAGAGTAGTAGGTAAGTACGCGCAGGGTGTTCTGCGGCTTGTAGTAAGACCTAATTCCAGCCTTAATGTTAACGCTATCATCGGTAGTGTCTTGGTTTGGAAGGAAACCGATAAACTGACAATTGTTGACGATACCAGAACCAGCAACTTTAGGAGTCCAAGCGGCGCGGTTGCGGTTAATCGTAAGGTCTGGTTCAAACCCACCAGCAACGGGAGGATAGCCAGCCAATGCTTTCTGCGGGGCAATAGACCCCTCGATGCTGGTGCAATTGATGTTAATAAAGTTCGGATGCGACTGGATAGACTCCGAAGCGGCGGCGGCGGTCATCTGCACCTGCGGATAAGTATGACCAAGTTCTCCGTAAGCAGATGCAATCCCGCAGTAATCTGCCTTAACCGTAACCACTTTACCTTTATCAATGGTCATCGTGGCCCGATACAATTTAAGGATACTAGCGTAGGCCGCATCCGGGTGGGCGGCACCACGATAAAAGTGCGCGGAGAAATCTGTTCGGTGTGCGTCCGTATCAGCCCACTTGAAGGTGACCGAGGATTGGAGTAATCCGAAGCCATCGCTTTCGATTGTCCAACCCGGCTGTACGGCCTCGGTAGATAGATCGTTGCCGTATTTGATAGTGGGAGGAGATGGCATATTAGAAACCTAGGTTAGATAGGGGAGTCTTTACGGGAGCCGCATCCTCGACCGTTTGGATTTTTTCCGTGTTCTTGGCGGTCTGCTCCGTGGCAGAAGCGATACGCTCAAGCGGCGTAAAGGCGATGGCGGACACGATGTCACCGCCGCCCATCTGTTGCATGGTGGACGCACCTTGGGCTTCGGAAAGACCTTGGGGGGTCAGTTTCTTGCCGCTAATTGCCATCAACTCCTTGATGCGCTTCTCGTAGGCAATCCTGTCCTCCCCACCTTCCTTCATGGACGCACCCCAAGTGTCGAAATAATTTTTCTGTTGTTCCTTGGTCAGACCCTTGGACATCTGCTTGAA